GATGTGTTTCAGACGGGTATCAGAATTCCAAACGTACTACTATATACTGAGATCGATACCACCGAAGTATCCTCAATTACTTCCGGCAACTTCACCGATAACTTTAACGGTGCAATTAAGGCTGCTGAAAGTAACGACTGGGGTTTCTAAGGGCCTCATTGATGGCACAAAACTCGCATACAGAAATTTATCAAAACAGTAAAGCTATGAAAGCTGCGCTTAGGCTGTCCCATACAACTGGCGCTGTTAGTTTGGACCGATGGTGGGAATATACTGATTTTCGTGCACTACGTGAAGTGTTACCAAATGAAAGTACTGCACTAAAGGACCTAACCGACCTTATTGCTTTTGGTAAAGAACAAGCAGATATAGACGAAGAAACGGATAAAAATGTATATGGCTTCGATACTGAGTTGACGGATGAGGAGCTAAAAAGACAGAGATTTAGATATAAACCTCCTAAGATTTGGGAGAAATTTGGTCCAAGGTGGGGTCGTGGACTAGGATTAGCATTCGACCTTATTCCTAATAAATTTAAATATACAGTAAAACAAATCTTTAGAAAGATACACTTATTTGACATGAAGGTTGAGTCTAGCCTACAGAAACTGCTCAAGAAGTTGACGGACGTTGCAAAGAAACACGGAGAATTGTTATTCCCTGGCGATGCAGACGGTGCTCCACTTTGGAAATTTCTAATAAACTGGGAAGGGTGTGGTGGTTACCGTGCCCCAGTTGAAATGTCGGAATTTCAAGAGGACGCTCGGAACTGGTTTCAAAATGACAAAATACACGCAATGCCAGACCCGAAGACTGGTGAGATGAGCGAGGAGTATTTCATCGAGACTTTTAAGGATGGACTGCGTGAGTTTTACTTTTGCACCTAACGTTGCAGGAGCTAACGAAGCTGCTCGTACAATTGAAGAGTGGGCTGCCTTCCCGGGCAATTGGGGAAGTAGTGGTGCTACGAGTGACAAGAAGCCTATATATTATACAAACAAGGCAGGTAAGTGGAAGAAAGTTAGAGGAAACAAGTGGAAGAGTGCGATGGCAATGTCATACGAACAGGTATTGGAGATACTCAAGGCCACTGATGATAGACATGTTGTCCAGGTTGCGAAGGCAATTCAGAAGCTGGAAACGGGAAAAGTCCGAGCTGTTGTTAACAGTGATTTGGAGACCTTTCTTAGAATGGCATACGTTCATACTTGGTTAGACGTAGCTATGAAAAGACATCCGAAAACATCATTATTTTATACCGTCGAACAGATGGTCGAGATGTGGGAGGAAATTGGTCGCGACTGTGACGACCCTGATAAGATAAAGATCCCGATAGATCAGTCACACTTTGATTGGCAACAAAACCTGAAGATGATTGTTGCTTGGTGTGACATAACGAAAGAATTTATAATTGAAAACGCAATCGGCAATGCACGCAAGGATTTAATAGAAATGATGGATAAAATAAAGACAAATCTGACAAATCCTCGCAACCGTGTTTTAGTCGATAAGATGCTTATGGAGATCTGGAGTGGACTACTGAGTGGATGGCGTTCTACCGCGTATATGGGTACAAGTATGAATTACGCTGAATTCTTTTGCGCATTGAGGCTACTTTGGGACCAGGGTTTAAGAAGAAAGTTTGTTTTGAGGATAATTGCACAAGGAGATGATGACGAGGTTGTCACGGATAGTGCAGGGTCAGCTGCTGCGGTAGTAGAGGCATACAGTACAATGAACTTTGAAGTTAACCCGAGTAAGTTTTTTGTCGACAACAATAGAGATGAATACTTACGACAGGTAGGTTTGAAGGATCGTGTGAACGGTTATCTTGTTCGTGCTGTTAATTCATTATTGTGGCGCAATCCTATAGCTACAGATCCACCAAAGGGTATCTTACGTGCAAAGGAACAGTTAAAGCAATGGAATTTGGTGTTAGGTAGAGATGCAGATGTTGATGTTGCTGTACGTTATATGTTACGTGATATTAGCCAAGGTAACGGTTGGTCAAAAGAGGTTACGATTGCATTACTACATACCCCTTGTACCGTAGGTGGTTTGGGATTATACAGCCCAGACATTAGTCGAGATTGGTACACTTTCATACCTGGTCAGGTCGATCAAAAGACTAAAGTACGTTTGAGTGACATCCGTGGTTTAGATATGGAGCTCGACGCTTGGCGGAAGAGAAATGTCACTATAACGAAACAAGAGGCAGTTGATTTCCTAATTCCCAATTTGAAAATGCCCGAAGCAGACAGAGAGATAACTGAAGGTAAGATAGTTCGTGTTGAAAAGATTTCGAGTGTGATACATGGTTCGATCAGCTTTCAGAGAGGGTATAAGGGACGTTTTCGTAAACCTATATTTGCGCGAGGTCTTCCTCCTACCCTGGCTGAGCTTGTTTTGCATAAGAAGATCGATGAAAAAGATTGGGATTATATAAATGACGAATTGCTAGACATTAGCTGTCGACAGTTTTCGGTGAGCTTGAAACGCCGTGCAGGAAACACAGTATGGGTGCATTGGTTGCTTGACAAACTACCATGGCACCCTCCTGTTGTTTTTGGATGGAGCGACTTGAAACCAACATATATTTATAATAATTTGGTTGATCAACTTTGGGACCGAGTTATGCATTTCAACCGTATTAACTATTTAACTATACGCAAAGTTGCCTTGACGGCAGAACTACATACACGTAGAATCGTACGCGAGTCACATATACGACTCGGCGGTTAAACGTATCCAATAATTCAACGCCTTGGTAGTAGGCTAAACTACCAAACCTGGCGACAAGCCTGGTGTACGGTAACGTACATCAACACATAAACTTATAGAAGTCATTGTGGGTGTGGAAAGATCCGGCAGTCCGGAC